TTCGAAAAAGGGCTCGGACGTGAAGCCTTTGCTCTCAGGGGAACTCGCTTCTCAGCAGGCTGAATAGAAATTTCATCCAACAGAGCAGCCTCATCATCATTCAAATTCATAGTTTGTCCACCACCCGACTCAAAAGATACCTCAGCCATCCTGATACTTTTAGAGAAAGTATGTGAGTTGCCTTTAACGCGGGAGCTACGAAAATAATATTCACAAAATACAAATGAAGATCAAGTTTGGAAAAATGTTCATCCACGCCGTCATCGTTGGTCTGCTCGTGGCTATCCTGGTCCTGGTTATCCAGGGTGGCAAGAGCGGCTACGAGCCTGCCCCTCTGCTGGTGAATGCCGGTCCAGCCGCCCGCCAGACTAATGGCGACATCTTCGCCCTGAAGGACCGTGTGGACTGTGTCCCAGGACCCTCAGAGTCTTCCGACTACTACACCGTGGGTCTGACCCCAGGTGGGCTGTGCGGCGGCTCAGCCATGGTCCGTGACCAGATGCGCGACTACACGATTGCAGACGGCGTCGGCGGTTCCCTGCTTGAGAAGTAAATTCCTTTAAAAAAATAGAAGATTAAAGTAATATGTGTGACACCGAGGTGTACACGATCCGTGTTGATTCAGTCGGTGCCAGCTCAAATACGAGCTTCGTCGGCTACATGAACATCCCTTTACGAAACGTCATAAAGGCGGAGCTTCTTTCACTTTCATTCCATGGTAATGCATTTGCACCAGTGCAGACTCTGGGCTATTATCTGAACATTGAGGAACTCAAGTCTAAGTTTAATGACAGAACTAATATTCAATATGGAATTCAGGTTGCTGGAAACATCTCGACGGAAGGTGCATCATCTCTCGTCGCCCTTTCTAACGTGGGACAGCTCGCAACCTCACTTGTGTTCATCCCTCTTGATGACGTGGTAACCACAGGACACCGAACGATATTTACAATTGGAAATTACTTTCCAGTTGAAATTCCATTCATTGAGCCAATCCGCCAAATTGAGAAATTCACTGTAAATTTGTATACCGCAAGTGGTTCTCAGGTGGAATTTCTCGGAGGCACAAGTCTCACGCTCCGCATCACCTGCTCCAAGCCCAACGTGTGCCTGTACCCTGATCGTGGAGGCGCTGCACTTATGTAAATAAATACTCGGCAAATATTAGATGGACTACACAGTCTACGTCGATTCCAATAATCGGAATCAATCCCTTTTTCCAAATTCAAATTCATATACTCTGTACCTAACGACCCCCATCCAGAATATCACCAAGGTGGAGGTTCTGTCGGCAATGTTGCCGAACGTGTACAGTTCACAGTATCTGACTTTGGATATCGCCGAACTCCGGACCCCTAGAAATCTCATTGCCGATGCGCTCATGAAAACCGTACCATCTGCAAACGCTTTTTATGGCTCATTTGCCACAATCCCAGTCAAGGTGGCGGGTGGAGCTTTGGCTCTTTACTCAAACGTGGGCAATCCCTCAAATGCGATCGTAACAACCAATACTGAATTTTATAACGCAAATTATCGAATCCTCCAAGAGTTTCCCTCACGCATAGACAAGTTGGACCGTCTGACAATCACGTGGCGTCAACCGAATAACGGGAACGTATTTGTTGATAACAATTTTAGTCCATCTATTGATCTTGGGCGAAATATGTTCATCCTACGTTTCAAAACTGTTCACGTCCCTGACGAGGACCCTAGTCGACCACTCAGTCTCCCCCAACCCGTCCAGTGGGATTCGGGTGGTGACGACCAGAAGAAACAACTGTTAATCATTGCAGGAATTGCTCTGTTTGGTTTACTCATAATAATCTCAGTAAAAGCTAGATAACCATGGGTGGATGTAGTGACAGTATTACCAATGGGTGCAGTGGCGGAGGCACAGTCATTAATACTCCAGTAAACATAGTTGTAAATGCAGGCTCAGGAAACGGGACAAGTGTAGGGAACGTATGGGTCCAGAACACGCTCACAGTCACCACCTTCACGAGCAACGGCTCCGCGACATTCACAGGAACCACCTCCTTCGTAGAGGTGAATGCTCAGTTCCTGATTGGTGATGGATCTGGAATTTTCAACTCAAATGCCTCAAATATCACCTCAGGCACGCTCAACTCAGCCTACCTCGAAACAACCGGAGTGATTGCTGATATTTACGGAGACGCCTCAAATATCCCCCAGCTCATCATCGACCAGTGGGGGCGCGTTTCAAATGCCGTCAATGTTCAGACCCAGTGGACCCCCACATATCTCTTTAACATTGCCACGGCAAACGGCGTCTCCATAGGGACCCTGAACGATCCCCCTACAGGCTCGAACCTCTACGTCCTTGGGACGGCAAATATTGATACGATAAACGTAGATAGTCTATTTGCAAATACAGTCACTATTTTCGGTCTAAATACCCTTAACGTCTATGGAACCTCAAACATGAACTCTGTTTATGCTTCGAATATTTTTGGAAACGCTTCGGGACTTTCCAATATCAGTGGGTCAAGCGTTACCGGAAATGTGGCAAGTGCCGAGGTCGCCCTGGTGGTCTCCGGAGCTGCTCAGCCAAACATCACCAGTGTAGGTGTCCTGACCAATCTGGTGGTCCAGGGTCAAGTCACCATCTCCAATGGGTCAGCAATTTCAAACCTAAATTCGTCAAATTTGGTGGGTAACGTGGCAAATGCCAATGTCGCCCTGGTAGTCTCTGGAGCTGTCCAGACCAATATCACCAGTGTGGGAACCCTCACTGGTCTGAATATTCAGGGTCTTTTAGTAGCCTCGAACGGTTCAGGAATTTCAAACCTAAATTCGTCAAATTTAGTTGGTAACGTTGCACAGGCTAACTTGGCTTTGGCTGTGACGGGAGCTGTCCAGACCAACATCACCAGCGTGGGAACCCTGACAGGTCTGAATGTTCAGGGACTTTTGATAGCTTCCAACGGGTCAGGAATTTCAAACATTAACGGTTCGAACGTGACTGGAAACGTGACAACCTCGACCGTTGCCCTGACAGTTTCGGGAAATACCCAGTCCAACATTACAAGTTTGGGAACTCTCGTCAGCCTGGATGTTTCAGGGCAAATTTCGGGCGACGGGTACGCTATCACAAACCTAAACTCTCAAAACATCAATGGGACCGTACGAACTGCGGCGTCAGTCACGATCGCCGGTCAACCCAACATAACCTCCGTGGGGGTTCTCTCAAACCTCAACGTCCAAGGTCTGGCAACCATCTCCAACGGTTCAGCAATTTCAAACCTAAATTCATCAAATATTTTTGGGACTGTTTACGCGGCTCAGGTGGTTACCCAGAACGCCCAGCCCAACATCACCAGTGTGGGAATCCTCTCTAACCTCAACGTCCAGGGATTATTGATAGCCTCTAACGGTTCGGGAATTTCAAACCTAAATTCATCCAATCTGGTGGGTAACGTGGCACAAGCGAACGTCGCTCTGGTGGTTTCACAGGCTGATCAACCCAACATCACCAGCGTCGGTACACTCACGTCCCTTAATGTTCAGGGTTTACTCATTGCCTCTGACGGGTCAGGAATTGCAAATCTTCGCGCCGCAAATGTGACGGGAACTGTTGCCACGGCGGGCGTGGTCACCAATCCTGCTCAGGTGAACATCACCAGTGTGGGAACCCTAACAAGTCTTTCAGTGTCCGGAATACTCACTGCCGGTGCATTCAGTGGAAACGGGTCCGCTCTTTCGAATATAACTTCTTCCAATATAGTGGGCTCTGTTCCTTTAGCAGATTCAGTTGTAAATCCAGCTCAACCCAATATCACAAGTGTAGGTCTCTTGAGTAACCTGGCGGTGAGCAACTCAGTCACAACCGGAAACGTCTGGGCAAACTCTTTAAGCGTAACAGCCCTGACCGGTAAAAATCCAGTAAAGTTTGTGAGTGATTCAGGGTCTCTCCTGATGACCAATACCGGTCGGATCGGTCTCAACATGACAACTCCAACAAGTCAACTCGAAATTGGGGCAACCGGCGCAACTTCTGTCGCAATTAACCTTTCGGATACTTCGATAGGTGCTGGAAATGGCGTGAGTCTCACCAAGGATGCAAGTGAAAATATGATTCTTGCAAATCAAAGTCTTGCCAATTCTTGGCTCGTGAATTATGGAACGACGCGTTTCCAAATGTATTCTACGTCGGGACAGTCACTTCTGGGACCAGTCTACATGGGTCCCGCGATCACGACGACACCAAGCATCACAACAACCCTGTACGTTCTTGGAAATGTGTATGCAACAAATGCCCTGGTAACCACAAACGTCATTGCAACTCTCGCAAATATCACGAGTTCAAATATCACAACTCAAAATGTAGGAACGATCAATGTATTCACAGGGGCGAACGTGACTCAACTCTCAGTTTCAGGACTTGCTAACCTTTCCACCTCCAATATAGTGACCTTAAATGCTGCAACGGCTAACATAACTACAGGAAATGTTGGATTTTTGACAGTATGGGGACTTTCGAACCTTTTCAGCGCCAATGCAGTGACCCTGAATACCGCCTCGGCAAATGTCACTTCGGGGAACGTGGGGTCGCTCAATGTCTTTACGGGAGCGAACGTGACTCAACTCACAGTTTCGGGACTTTCGAACCTTTTCAGCGCCAACGCAGAGACCCTGAATACCGCCTCGGCAAATGTCACTTCAGGGAACGTGGGGTCGCTCAATGTCTTTACAGGAGCGAACGTGACTCAACTCACAGTTTCGGGACTTTCGAACCTTTTCAGCGCCAACGCAGAGACCCTGAACACAGCCTCGGCAAATGTCACTTCAGGGAACGTGGGGTCGCTCAATGTCTTCACGGGAGCTAACGTGACTCAACTCACAGTTTCGGGACTTTCGAACCTTTTCAGCGCCAACGCAGAGACCCTGAAAACAGCCTCGGCAAATATCACATCAGGGAACTCGGTATCGCTCAATGTCTG